AGAAGAGTCCCTCGTCAAATAAAGGGAACATTTAAACAGCGTAGAGTTTAATATGCGTCTAAACATCATATCTACACACCGAAACCAAACAGGATTAGCACAAGATGTGGATATTTTACAGGGTATCTGGACTGCTGCCGATGAAAATGTAAAGTTTCGTCGTATTCATGTCGCACATCCTGAATGTGAAGAAGCAGAATATAATGTATTTATTGAAGTCATCAATCCTTCTTTATTTACGTATGCTGCCAAGAACATCTTTATTCCTAATCCTGAATGGACCTACAAAACATGGATATCATATTTACACGATATTGATGAAATCTGGTGTAAGACTCACGAAGCAGTAGAAATATTCAAACCCTTACATTCGAATGTCAAATATATTGGTTGGACATCTATTGCAAAACATCCAGCAGATAAGAAGAACTTCCATAAGGCAATTTACTTAGCAGGTAAAAACATTTATCGTCATCCTCAACTTATTGTTGATGCATATGTAAAAGCAGTTGAACAAGAAATCAAAGTTCCTGAATTACATGTAGTGTATGATGGAACTCGTATGAGTGTGACTCTTCCTGATTCAGTGAAAGACAAAGTAATTTTACATTCGGAAACCATGAAGCAAAGTGAATACGATGACTTAATCGATGAATGTGGTTTATCTATATGTATTTCTGGTGCTGAAGGGTTTGGTCATGCGGTAAATGAAGCTGCTTCAAGTGGTTCAATTCTAATGATAAATGAAATCAAACCGTTCAAAGAATTCAAATACAAGGGTATATTCTTAAAAGAAGAAAACGAAGAAAGTGTTCCACATCCTGAATGTCTTGGTATTATCGTAAAATCTACCGTGGACGCAACTGTAAAAGCACTCAAAGAATATTCAGAAATGTCTTATAAAAAGAAAAAGACAATAACAGAACAGAATCAAGATATATTTGTAAAACGACACGATAAATGGGTTCAAAATACTATTGACTTTTTGAAACCATATAGCGAAATTGAAGACTTCTCGGTAGATAAAACTGCTATTCCTGAAGAAGAGTTGCCAGGAGTAACAATCGTTACACCTACACGTGATCGTCCAGAGTTTATGGAAATTTGTGCTGGTTGTATTGACTCTCAGTGTTATCCAAAAGATAAATTGGAATGGATCATTTTAGATGACGGTAAAGATACATGTGAAGAGTTTGTAAGTCATATTCCTTATGCGAAACATATCATTATGACCGCAGGTAAAACTATTTCACAGAAACGAAATGTAGGTGCAAAAATGGCAAAGTTTCCAATTATCATTCATATGGATGATGACGATATTTATCCTCCAAATAGTATTTTGTTCCGTGTGTCAATGATGTTACGAGCAAAGAAAGATATTGCTTTCTGTACAACTTTACCTTCTTACGATATTGCGAATTACACTTCATTTGTAAATGTTCCACCAATGCGTCTGCCACAGTCTATGCGGGTGTCAGAAGCAACAATGTGTTATACCAAAAAGTTCTGGGAAGAAAAGGGATTTCCCGAAGATGTAAAAATAGCAGAAGGTGATTTGTTTCTTAAAGGTCGTGAAGCACAAGGAATTGAACTTTCTCCACAAGAAATCATTGTAAGTTTAGTTCATCCTAAAACAACATCAAGTCGTAGAATTCCAAAAGGAATGGAACCCAACGGTTGTCATTTCGGATTCACTGAAGATTTATTTAAAATGCTTTCAACTATTGGTGAAAGACTCAAGAAATAAACATTTTTAGCGGTAAAACTTTTGTTCTACCTAAAAAATGTTAAACTATTTAATGTTTGCGACGACGACCTCCCTTTTCTAATTTTTTGGAGAGTTTTAAGAGTGCCTTTGCGACCTTCTTTGCTTTTGTATGACGACGTTTACCTGCATCCATTGTCTTTGGTGTAGAGGCAGCTGCAATTGCTTGTGCGTCTTCTTTGATTTCGGCAGAAGGTGGGGCAACTTCTTCACCACCCTTCTTTGAATGATGACGACGACGACCGCCTTCTTCCATTTTCATTGTGTGTCTACGACGACCACCTTTTTCCATGACGCCAACACCTAAATGTTTACGACTGTGACGACGACGACCGCCAGTGGCTGGGGCTGCGCCAAAAGGGAATGCTTCACTAGAGGACCATGTTCCGCTCATCTTGTTTATACTTGAATAGATAGATTTTTTTACGCAGAGCAGGTGAGACATTCTGGCTGACGCGCCTCTGGTTCAACAGTGAATTTTTGGGTAGAAGCGGCGGCCTTTGTTCGCAAATAATAACATCCTGTTTTAAGTCCCTTTTCCCAAGCATATACATGCATACTGGAAATACGAGCATATGTTGGATCAGCAACAAACAAGTTCAAAGATTGAGATTGACAAACGAAGGGAGCACGATCAGCAGCCATATTAATGATTGTCTTCATTGGTATTTCCCAAGCAGTCTTGTATCTTTCTTGAATATCTGCTGGTATTTCAGGAATACCTTGAATACTTCCATTGTTTGCTATAATAGATGTTCGAAGTTCTGTAGTCCAAATACCTAAGTCTACTAATTCAGAAATCAAGTACTTATTAATAACTATAAAGTCTCCTGCCAAAACATGACGAACATATAAGTTTGAAGTAAATGGTTCAAAGCATTCATTATTGCCTAATATTTGTGAAGTAGACGCAGTAGGCATCAATGCAATAGAAAGAGAGTTTCGTATTCCTTTCTTTACACGAGTTCTTAAATTATCCCATTCTAAATCTGTTTCAGGTTTTACATTCCATAAATCAAATTGGAGTTTTCCTTCAGACGCAGGAGAGTTTTCAAAGGAGGAATAAGCACCTTTATCAACTGCTATATTGTAAGAAGTATGTAAAGCAGCATAATAAATATGTTCGAATATATGACGATTTAATTTGGATGCTTCTGGAGAAGTCCATGATAATTTCATCTTGGCAAATACATCTGCTAGTCCTTGAACACCAATTCCAATGGGTCTATGTTTGTTATTGGATGTTTCTGTTTTAGGAGTTGGATAGAAATTACGATCAATAACAATATCCAGATTGCGTGCTAAAATAGCAGTATAATGACGAAGACCATCAAAATCATATGTTAAATCATCTTTCACAAACTTGGATAAGGAGATACTTCCCAAGTTACATACTGCAGTTTCTGTAGGATCAGTGTACTCAATAATTTCCGCACATAAATTAGAACTTTTAATTGTTCCAAGATTTTGTTGATTGGATTTTGAGTTTGCAGCATCTTTGTAGCAGAGATAAGGTGTACCAGTTTGGATTTGTGCGTCCAAAATCATTTGCCATAACTTTTGAGCGGATAGTGTTTTGCGTCCATAACCACGTGCTTCATAATCACGATATAAAGCATCAAATGAATCTCCATATGAATCGTATAAACCAGGACATTCATTTGGACACATTAAAGTCCAATCTTTACCTTCCTTTACACGACGCATAAATTCATCAGGAATCCAAAGACCGTAGAATAAATCACGAGCACGGTCTTCTTCTGCTCCAGTATTTAATTTAAGACGCAAGAAGTCTTCAATATCTGCATGCCAGGGTTCTAAATATATAGCAAAAGAACCATTACGTTTTCCACCTTGATTTACGTATTTAGCAGTATCGTTGAATACTTTTAACATTGGAACAATACCTGTAGAGTTTCCGTTTGTTCCCACAATGCGTGAGTTCTTGGCACGAATCTTGTGAACAGCTAATCCTATTCCACCTGCCCATTTAGAAATTTGAGCACAATCACCTAATGTTTCGTAGATTCCTTTAATTGAATCTTCTGACATATCCAAAAGAAAGCAGGAAGATAATTGAGTATGGTTCGTTCCCGCATTAAACAATGTTGGAGTTGCGTGAATGAAGTAACCCTTAGATAAAGCATCATATGTTTCTGCTATACGACGCATATTAGGAACATATTGAATTGGAAAATGAAAATGTTCAGTTGGATATTCATCTGTATGAATTTCAATTGCTACACGCATCCACATATGTTGTGGTCGTTCAATGACTTTTCCATCAACCTTTTGTAAATAACTCTTTTCAAGAGTCTTGTAACCAAAGTAATCAAAAAGTTCAAAGTCTCGTTTATAATCAATCATTTCTTGAATTCCTACCATCTTTGAGACTTCCAAAATCTTGGCAGAAATAACACCTGCGTCAAAAAGACGAGCAGAACATTCAGCAAATGTTCCAGGTGTATTTTTATGGTGATTATCTATTGCAATATAAGCAGCAAGTTTACCATAATTTGGATGTGAGCGACCAACTAACATCGCAGCTGTTTCTGCTGCGAAATCATCTAATTCTGATGTATTTATTCCATCTTGGATTTGTGAACAGACCTTTTGTGCGACTAAAGCAGGATTCACATGTTCAATTCCAGCTTCATTTGCTAACTTTTGAATTCTGTGTAGAACCTTATCAAATGATACTTCTTCACGTCTTCCGTCACGTTTGGTCACGTACATCTTCTTACCTATTATAGTCGCCATATTCTTAAATGTCTAAAATTTTTGTAGCAATGTGCATTGATTCGAGTTCCTTGACGAACAGGTTCATAGAGTAAGGTATGCGTAAAGTTTCAATTGGTCCTTCACCTGTAGTATCAAGGAGACCTGTTTCTGGTTGAAACAAAACTTCTGATTCATCGGATCTTTTCATGAATGATTCTTCTGTAAATACTGCTGCTCCATGAGCAATTAATACATCTCTTTCCATTTCACCTATACGAAGTCCTCCGTCATTCGCACGACCTTCAAGAGGTTGATGAGTTAATAAAGTTTTAGGACCTGTATCGCGATAATTGATCTTGTCTTCTACCATCAACTTAGAACGCAAGTAATAAGTAGGACCAATAAATATTTCCATTTCCATTTGTTCTCCCGTCATTCCGTTATACATGATTTCTGATCCGTTGGGTTCCAAACCTATTTTACGAAGAAGTTCGCGATATTCATTTGTTTGGTCTTGGACACAGAATGGAGTCGCATCTACGATTGTTCCTAAATTTGCACCAATACGAGCAGACATAGATTCTAACATTTGACCTGTAGTCATACGCGAAGGTATGGCATGTGGATTTAAAATGATATCTGGTCTTAATCCTTTGGCGGTAAATGGCATATCTGATTGGTTCATAATCATACCTACAGTTCCTTTTTGACCTGCACGAGAACTGAACTTGTCTCCTAAAATAGGTGTTCTCATTTCTGCGATACGAATTTTAACTCCACGTAATGCTACTTGAACTTCTACACCATCGCGTGTAACTGCTTCACGAGAAGTAAACATTTGAATACCGTCTACACGTCCTCTTTGACCGCGTTTCACTCCTTCAGAAGCATCATTTTCACCTGAAATAATTCCTACAATAATTGTATTTTCATCTACTTCTGAACCTAAACGAATAATACCATTTTCATCTAATTTAGAATAATCTTTATCTGCCTTTAATCTTAATCCTTTTAATGCTGGATTTCCAAATTGTGTATGTGTCTTCAATGTTTCATTAATGACTTCTTCTTTCACATTGTAAGAATGGAAATAAGTGGTCATAAACAGTCCTCGTTTCATTGAGTCTTCATTGATGATAATAGAATCTTCTTGATTGAAACCGGTATACATAGAAATAGCAACAATCGCATTATCTCCATATGGTTGACAACCACCTCTACCTAATACATGAGGATACAACCAAGTTTCGCAAATAGGTCTTTTTGGAGAATTCAAAATCAAGGTCATTGTATCAAATCGTTTATTGAAGTTGGAATGGTACCAAGAAGCACCTGCACGACTTTGCTGGCAAGAGAAAGCAACACGAGGAGAAGGGTTATGATCGGCAAACGGAATAACCGCAGAAAGAGGTGTTAACATGAATACACCATGAATTTCCGAAGGTAAAGTTTTAGATAATGGATTCATTGAAATACGAATAGTATCTGCCTCATCTGCATCTACAAAATCAAAAAGAGCATTCATATCCTTCCAATTATTTTTGGAAAGAACTTGATCGGCAGTTATACCTGGACGGTATATAGGACGCGTAGGACGACCAGCATCACAGGAAAGAATAAGTTCATTGTCTGTTCGGTTCCATGCGACTGAAATGTATCCTGGATTATTGCGACGATACTCAATTAACTTATCGTAAATGACGGATGTCTTGTCACTTACAATTCCGTAGATGTCTCCGTTAATTAATACTTTCGTCCATGAAGCATTCCAAGTAGCAGGATGAATATCTGCGGATTTACGAAATCCTGGATACTCATTCAAAATCTTTTTGAGATCAGCAGATGGAGTTTGGGTAGATACAACTGCTAAAATAGAAAGATGTTTCTTTAATCCTACATCTGCTCCGTCAGGAACATCAGAAGGACAGGTTAAACCAAATGAACTTCCGTGTAAGCGACGAGAACCAATTGGTGTCTTTGAAGCATCAATTTGTAAAGATGAACGACGCAACATAGAAATAGCACCCAAAGTAGATACACGATTCAAAATCTGAGAAATACCGTTCTTTCCTCCCCACATACCTTTGAACGATTTAGAAAACTCGTTTATGAAACTGTATGCTCTCCAGTAATATCCAATATTTTCACGTTGTAATAAGTTTGTAATTGCCTTTCCTGAATACAACTTTTCTTCGTAGTGAAGACGCGTATCCATCTTTAACTTCATGTCTTTGGAGGCAATCTTGAAAATACGCTTGAATTCTTGAAAACATAAATCACCCGAAACATCAAATCTCTTGAAACGGAAATGATCACGATCTGAAGGTCTTCGAATATCAAGAGCAACATCCATACAAATACGCATAAGGTATCCTAATCCATATGCTTTGCGACGAAACAAGGTAGCAGTATCATCATCTTTTTCCGATTCTACATGGGGAAGTAATAAAGCTTGTAAGTTATAGAATACTTCTTCTTCACTTCGTGTTTTTGTTGCAACGCGTAAAGTTTCCAAATCTGATTCTATAGTATGTCCCATAAAGAATTGTAAAAATAAATCATCATATACTGTTCGGTCTTCTTGTGGTATTCCTGCCAAAACTACATCATAAATATCTTTATCTGCGGTGAACCCAAGCAAATGAAAAATACTTATAATTGGAACTGGAATACGAAAACCAGGCAAGGTAATGACTGGAATACCTCGAACACGAGTAACACCGTAATCTACAATTTCACTCTTTGTTCCTTTTCGCATTTCGATTTCTTCAAGAGACATTTCACGCTTCTTGGGAGGAATAACTAAAAAGTGAGAAAAAGGACCTCGTGTTCCGTCTTCGGAAATACTACGAATACCTGCTACATATTCATAATCTTCTCCTCTGTCTTCGGTCTTTCCTCCTTCCTGTTCTTCTTCTGAAACCGAAGTCACATGTCGTCTAGAAGAATAGTAAATATTATTACCAAGTCGTTCTTGAGACAATAAAACACGCTCACCTCCGTCAATGACAAAGTATCCACCTAATTCGTTGTAATCTTCACCTTGTTGAAACGCTTCTTCTGGAGTCAAGGAAGAAAGAAAGCAAAACTTGGATCGCAACATCAAAGGTAAACGTGCCAATAATACTTTTTCAAACTTCGCATTTTCTATTTCATTACCTATTTGGTATTCTACTTCGATATCTCCAATACAGTCAAGATAGTATGTTTTGTTTTCAACTCGACAGGTGTTGGGCATAATAGCAGATTCAAGTTCATCTAAGGGAGGACGATAACCAAGACTCTTGCCGTCCTTACCTCCTAAGTAAATACGAACAGCACGATTATCTGCTAAGACAAGGTTAATTGGGTTTGATGCTTGTAAAAAGACTGGAATTTTGCGTTCCACAAAATCATTGAACGAGTCAATGTGATGTTGAACAATCGGATTGAGGGTCGTTGTATAAAATGTATTACAGACATGTCGAGCAGGGACGACGCTCATTATACTCTTGTAAATAAATAGAAGAAGAATGTATGAGTTCTTTACGACTTATTCAAAAGATATCATGGTAATCGTTATAACCATCGCAGTGTTTGCAGTTTTCTGTTGGGGATACTTTAACCTTGCTCACCCAACTATCATCGTAAAAAGGAAGGATTTACAGGGTTATGTAAATCCATGTCCTGATCTATGGATATTTGAAAATGGTATATGCAGACCATCCTACGAAACAAAATGTAAACCCTTTGATCCTGAACTGTACAAAGGACAAGAATGTGATATAGTAAAATCCTGCGGAACTTCTTGGAAAGGACTTTGTAGATAATCGTATAACAATACAATGTTATCGGAAACATACAGACCACAGACTTTCAAAGATATTATAGGACATACAGAAGCAAAGTCTATTCTTCAAAAGTATCTTGAAACAAATCCTAGAACAAAGAGTGTGCTTATTTCTGGTTCTCCAGGAATTGGAAAAACAACTATGGCTCTTGCAGCTGCTCGTACATTTGAATACGAACCTCTTGAAATAAATGCGTCTCGTTCTCTTCGTTCTCATGAAGATGTAACCTCCTTGCGTGATTCATGTATGGCACCTGTTTCCTTTACATCCATTATCAAATATGCTAAACCTCGTAAGACATGTGTTATTTTAGATGAAGTAGACGGAAGTGATCCTCATGCTCAACGCAAGGTTTTAGAATGGATCAAAGATCCTAAACGAGTCGTTCCAATTATTTGCACTTCAAACGAAATACCAATTATTTTCAAAAGAGCACCTGAAAATATTACGGTTCATCGTTGTATGCCTTTGAACGCAAGAGATATATATGAAAATCTACAAACACATACTCCTATGCCATTTGTAGAGTTCCAGAAAGTAGTCAGAGAATGTCAACACGATGTTCGTCGTTTAATGAATCGGTTTCAGTACGGTCAATCAGATGTTCTTAAACAAATACCTTTAACAGGAGACACAATCGCAGATCTTTTTAAGCATCAAGAAACGTTTTACGAAGTACCTCCCACATTTTGGAATCTTTTACCCATTGAAAACGAACAACGTTCTTAGCATTATCTGCATTTTGAATGCGTCCTCCAAATTTGCGTTGATCTGAGAAGATTTCACTTTTATTTACAGTGTTATGACTATGACCTATAACTAAAAGTATATCAGTCGCAGGAAGCATGATCATTTCAAGAGTCCAATCACGAGTAAATGTTCCTTCTTCTGCTTTGTTTGCCGTTTCCAAGAAGTAGCGAGTTTCCGCACACTTTGCACGGAATAGATAGGTAGCAGCAGTTGCGTGATTATGACCGTAAGGACCAACATCCATAAGGACATTTTCACGAGTTAAAAATACTGTCATAACCGCACAACCAATAATATCGTGTTTTGGACTTTCTTGTAATGCTTTGACTGAAACGGAAATGCGTTGAGGCATGTAAAAATCATCATCATCCCAGAATGCTATAAATTCAGGATTGAGTTTGAGTGCTTCTTTCAAACAAACATTACGAAGAAAACCAACAGGTTTGCGTTCTTCTACTTTAATGTAGGTGACCTTGATTCCTTCTTTTTGTTGGATTGGAGACCAGTCTTTTTCAGGATCATCAGAATTATCAATTACAATCCAGTGAAGATTTGTATATGTTTGTCGTTTAAAACATTCCACTGAAAAATCTAGACAAAATCTACGATTGTATGTCGGTGTGCAAACTGCTACCAGTGGTTGTTCCATTTGTATTAGTAGGTTGTGCTTCTCGTAAATCTGCTCTACAAACAGGACATTTGTTGCTCATCGCAAACCATTCATTTGAACATTGACGATGTAAGTGATGTCTACAAGTGGTTTCAATACATGACATTGTTCCTAGGTTATCTTGACAAATACAACATACTTCTGTTGAATCAGCAGGAGGCATCCAATCGTGTGTTGCTCGTTCAAGTTGTTCAGGAGTCAAACGAATAGTCACATGTTCTAAAAAGTCAGTCCAGGAAAAGTTATCAGGAAACAAGGAATCTAAATCATTGAAAGCAAGTCTTGTTCTGATCTGAACTTGCGGTCTTCTTTGAGTATTTCGTTCAACGGGAAAACGATTAAGTAAACCTATTAACCATGCTTCATTTGATAAAAATTGACTCATATTAGCAGTATGATATCGACTGTTTTGACGAAAAAAATTAGCCCGAGCATATGTCAAGTCTAAAACAGCACGCAATATTTCGTCGTTCATTAGATTTACAGGTTACTTCTTTTTAAACCAATTGTCGAGTGGACCTGTCCTTGAAGCACGAATTACATTTTGGATATAGTCTGCTTTTAAGAACAGCATCGATTCAAGTTGTTTTTCCTTATATTTCAAAACCGAGAGAGTTGCTTCTTCTAAATCTGTTCCGTCTTCTAACATTTCATTCAATAATTTTGAATATGAAGGTTTTGGTTCGCGATACCCGTCTAAACTTTCAATACATAAGGCAAACAGTTGAGCTACTGGATTTTGAATTTGATTGGTAATATAGAATTGAGAATCTAGTTTCAAGTTATTTTTTTGCATGAAATCGATTGTTTCAATCTTGTCTGCTTGAAGTTTCTTGTCCGTTTGAATATACACATACTGAAGACGTTCGCCTACTGATGGTGCATTTCCAGGATCTCTCGCAGTCATACGATCGGCAAGAATACGATGAGCTGGAACTGTGGCGTGTCCTGTATATCCTTCCGCCATTGCCTTGTAATCGTCTCGTAACTGTTTTGTAACCGCAAACTTCTGAATAGGTAATTCAGATTTCATCACTTTCACCAACATATCTTTCACAAATTGTGCTGCTCCTTTTACATCTCGTTTTTCCAGAATAATGTCAAGTGCTCCACCGTATACATCTTTTACAATCGGAGCATTGTCTCGTCGTTTGAGAACTATACCCATAGATGCTCGTTTACATTTGGTTGGATCTTCTTCGTATTTCATTCCTACATATCGTTTGCGACAGAACAGAATGAACGGATAGAAGGTCTTTTCATAACCGATGACAAACGCAGAATGAGGACAACGCGATGTAATTAATTGTGCTGCTTCTTGACCTGCTTTGATAGAACTAGGCAGATCCTTGCCTGGAAACTTTACAAATATAGAATCTGTATCGCCATACACAACTTCTGCTCCCAAACTTTCTTCAACGGTAGATTTCGCAAATAGAAGAGATCGTCTTCCTACTGCTGTTGTAGATGCTGCTACACACATTTTACGAATAGCAGATGTTCTTGAACCTAACTGACCGTAAATAGAGTTCGCAACAACTTTGTAAGCAAGTTGAAGACCATTATACACCGATGCTTGTGCGTCATCAGTTCCTGCGTATTTCGCATAATGAACTCTTGCTTCTTTTCGTTTCTTTAACATGATTTGAAGAGCGGTTGGAATAAGACCAACAGATAAAGGTTGATTTGGTTTAGGTTGCATGTAACCACATACGCATTTACAACCGTCTTCTTCGTATGATATTTCGTGATATCCTTCAAGTCCTGCTACTTGTTCTTTTGGTAAACCTTCATACGATATAAGTTTACCATTTTTGGCATATGTCTTTTTAAATACCAAAGTATCAGGTGATAGATTTTCACCAATCATTGATGAAGGATACAGACTGTTAAAGTCAAGAACTGCGATCGGCGTGTCTAGGTACATGCCGATTTTAGGAGATATGACAATCGCACCTTCATATCCAATTCCTTCACCTTCCAACGATTCTTGTGTTTGAATAATTTGTTTTCGTTTTGATGCTTCGTAAGCAACGCGTGAGAAGATTTTGATTCCCTGACCTCTCAAGAACAGGAATTGAAGAGGAACATAACAAACATCTGCCATACCTCTAGCATTCACCAATGTATCCAACTTTGCCATTAATGTAAGCACTAAATCACAATCCTGAATACAGTATTTCGCAATCACTGCTCTGTCTTCTGGTGTTCCTTCGTGCATTTTAAACAAATCTTGATAATGAAGATCATCCTTCGTAAATGACCATTCTAATGTCTTCTTTTCTTCGTCTGTTAAATCTGTAAACAATTTATCATCATCAATGACGAAACTTTTATTTGTTAAACTTTTTACTAAGAATTTGCGACCATCTTGGTAAGGATTAATCGTGTTTCCAAC